ATCCTCGGATACCATTATTGAGGCGTTAATCGAAGGAATGGCAATAACTGCCAGGGAAGGCGGACACCCAGATCACATTTTCCTTTCATTTGCAGAATTTGTGAAACTGGAAAAAGCACTTGGCGCACAAGTCAAGCGTGAGGTGAAACGTAGTGATTCACTTTCCGGCTATGACAGTCTTGATCTGATCGGCCCATCTGGAAAGGCAAAAGTTATTCCAGATAAAGATTGCGCTGATGGAGTTGCTTACATTCTGGAAATCGGAACCTGGACATTAGCCTCAATCGGTGAAGTCGTTCAGCTCACGCAGCTCGATGGAAATCGTGTATTGCGTCAGGCTTCAGACGATGGCATAGAGGTGCGTGTCCATAGCTATAGTCAGCTAGGCTGCTCCGCGCCTGGTTGGAATTGCCGCGTGACGCTCCCATCTTAATAGGAGAAAACGATGGCCAATAAAACCTTTTATGATGTTCAGGCCGTAAACCCAGGCGTTAAGATTTTAGCCGGATCCTTTACCACGAATAACACTTCTAATCCAGATTCCACGAATAACACGGGAGCAGGATGGTCGGTTGCTCGCACAGGTACGGGTGAGCTAACGGTAACGCTTGAGGATTCTTATCCTGGATTGATTTCGGCACAAGTATCACTGGCTTTAAATGCAGCTGGTGATTCTAAATGTCAATTTGGCGCAATCGATGTAACAACAGCGAAAACCGTGGTGATTCGAACCATCACGGGAACAGCTGCCGCGGACATTGCAGCCAATGCAAATAATCGAGTCCATTTCTGTTTGATTCTTAGAAATACCTCTTTAACTCAATAAGGGGGATTTTATGAAGCGCGGAACTGACACAGGAACCGCGATCATGATAGGCATGTCACCGAAACGGGGCGGCGAAGATGAAGCCGCCTCGGTAGGTTACGATGGCGAAATGATCGAGGAAGAGGAAATGGAATATGAATATTCCGATGACCAGCTGGCAATGGCTGACGAATTGATGAGCGCGATGAAAGCGGGAGATTCTGAGGCGGTGCTGGATGCGATTCATGGAATATACATGTCTTATTCCTGAACCTAGCCATGACTGATTTTGTCAGTTTAACGGTCCTCAGACAATTGGTGCGTCAGAGGGCCGACATGGAGAATTCCCAATTTGTAACGGATACCGAGTTACGCCGTTATATTAACCGCGGTTATGCGGAGCTTTACGATTTAATCATTACGGAAGCGAATTCCGATGATTATTTCCTTAATTCCTACGCTTTCAATCTGACATCCGGCACAAAGGCATACGACCTTCCATCTGATTTTTACAAGATGAGGGGCCTGGATCTGACCGTAGGCTCAGATGTCATGCAGATTAGACGGTATAATTTCAGCCAGCGGAATGTCGGCAGCCGCTATCAAGTTGCAAGAAATCTCAGGTATCACCTTCAGGGAAATCAGATATATCTAAATCCTAAGCCTAGCAGCTCGGATTCTATGACCCTTTGGTATATTCCAACGCCGAAAAAATTCCTGGAAAAAACCGTTACCGCAATCACCCGCGGCACTACAACCATGTGGACCGTAGGCGCAAATCACGGTTTTGTAGTCGGGGATTTGATTACGGGGGTGAATTTTATAAATGCTGCAAATTATAACGTGGACCAAACCATCAGCGCCGTAGGTGCGGCCACCGTCACAACGGATCTGGACAGCAGCGGCCTCGCGGATCCAACCAGTTTTGGAAACATTGAAACCCGTTTAGATTTTTATTCAGGCTGGGATGAATTTGTCATTTGTGCTGCTGCCATTGATGCGCTGGTTAAAGAAGAGGCCGATGTTCAGCCGATGATGATGATGAAGGAAGAAACCAAAAATCGCATCATAGCCGTGTCAAATATGCGCGACCTGGGCGAGCCTGTTTCAGTAACGGATATATCTGGATATTACACCGATTTCGCTAACATGAACTGGTATTAACATGAACGAATACATAAACAATCAAACATATATTTCAAGCGGCGATATGTCCGCCGATGTTACTGGCGGATCCATAGATGCAGCCCGAATGTCAAAAGTTTCAGCAACGTGCGTTAATACATCTGGATCCTCGCCCGATGGCACTATTTACATCCAAACATCAAATGATGGCACTACATGGGTGAATAGTGGAATTGGAACAGGATCTGCCGCAATCAACGCCGCAGAAACCAATGTGCTTTACCAAGATTTATATGAAAGATATGTCCGCGTGTTTTATGACCGCACCAGCGGATCCGCATCACTTAATGTGGCCATAACTTTAAAATCGGTATGAGCCGCGGGAACTTTACACAACTTTACACGGGCGATGCAGCTGCGGACCAGGTGCAGGGATATATAGCAACCGCATTGCAGCCGCTGCTGGATCTACCTTTTGCAGCTGGCAATCGAGTGCAGGATGTTGAGCTGTCTACCTCTGACACGTTTGTAAATCACGGATTAAATCAAAAGCCAGAGGGGTTTATTATTATAAAATCAAACGCGGCACAAACAGTTTATGAATCTGGATCAGACAACGATTTCCCTGACCGCATTATGATTTTAAAAGCTGGCGGATCTGTAACTGTTGATATTTTCTTTTTTTGAGGTCACATGGCAATAACAAACGGAACCAATATCACAGCATTAGAAAAGCCCGCGGTTGGCGTTGATACGGGGCCAGGATGGGCAACGGCATTGAATAACAGTATTGATGCGGTTGATGGCCATGACCATACCACAAACAAAGGAAGCAGAATCACGCCAGCAGCAATTAATATAAATGCCGACCTGGAATTTAATGAGTATCAAGCAACAGAATTAAAGGGATTAATTTTATCTCAATCAAATGCGTCAACAGATAACGCAGCCATTTATTCAACTTCAGGAAATTTATATTGGAGAAATAGCAGCGGCACGGCGGTTCAAATTACAGACGGCTCATCAGTAAAAGGTGCAGCTGGAACTATAACAGGCATGGGATCTGATGCAGGAAACCAGGCTGGCGCATCTTACACTCACGGATCCCGCGCATTTAATTTTTTTACAGATGCAGGAAATTCTGACTTTGCAAAAATAAATTTTTCTGATGTCAATTTATATAAGTTTTCAGATGATGATTCAGCAGATTCTGCGTATATAACAATTGTCGCAGATTCAGGTATTTCAGGCGCAGCAGGAACCATTACTGTTCCAGGTGAAACTGGTACATTACTGACATCAAATTCCTCGGTTACTGATATCTCGGTCACATCCACGACTGCATCAAAACCGATTTTGACCCTGGCAAACAATGCCAATGATGCAACCAGCGCAACAATCAACCTTAAAAATTTACGCGGTGGATCGAATGCGGGGGTTGCCGGGGATGATGCTGGAACCATAAATTTTTATGCAAATGATGCTGCAAACAATAACCAGATTTATTCCACAATTCTGGCCGAGATTAGTGATCCCACAAGCGGCGGAGAGGAAGGGAAAATAAGCATCTCGGTTGCCGAGTATGATGGAACCGTAACGCCAGGTTTTATCTTAACTGGAACAGCTGCTGATGGAATTGTAGATGCTACCATTGGAGCAGGCGCAACATCCACCACAACGATTGCTGGAAATATTGATGTCACAGGCGGCACAATTGACAACGTGGGAGACATTGATTGCGATTCAATCAGCTGCGCCGATGCAGCCAATGGGTTAGATATAAATTTTAATGCAAACACTGGAACCAATAAAATAAGCCTAACTGATAATTTAGCCAGTGCATTGGACATCACTGAATCCTCAAATTCCTATATAAAATTTGTCACTACAAATTCCAGTGAGCAGATTGTATTTGGCAAGAATTCCACATTTGCAAGCACAACAATCGCGGACCTCGGAACCGTCACCACGGCAGATATTAATGGGGGGACCATTGATGGTGTTACGATTGGCGGAGCAAGTGCAGCAGCAGGATCTTTCACTTCTTTAGATGTTGCTAATGGAAATATCACCAACGTGGGTGATATCGATTGCGATAGTGTTTCAATCGCAGATGCAGCAGTTGGTTTGGACATTCAATTTGGTGGGAATACCACACTTAACAAAATTACTTTAACTGATAATCTGGCGGATGCTTTAAACATTAATGAAGGGGGAACCAGTTATATGAAATTTGTGACATCTAATTCCTCTGAGGCAATTATAACAGGCAAAGATTTAGAGACTTTAATTTCAACAAAAGTTAAACAAAAAGGAGCATTTTTGCAAAGCTCAACACATCAATCAATTATGATGGGGTATTAATATGGCAGTACCAACAGGTTCAGGAACCGAAACACTACATTCTGCTTTGTTTGAAGATGTTGCCAATTCAGCAGTAAATTTAATTACTGGAGTTCAGCATCACATTTATACTGTTTTATCAATTACGGCTAAATGTGTTGCAGTTGATTCTAGCACTGCCAACAGATCGGCACTTATATATCTTACGGGATATGATTCTAATGCAGGAGACTCTGGTGCAGGAATCCATCTTGTATCATATGAATGTGAGATAGATCAAACATTTGTGTGGAATGATAAGTTTAGCTTTTTTGGTTATGAGCCATCAAGCAATACTCAGGTGGCAAGAGCAGCACAAGCAAGCTCAACACCACAATATTTAAAATTTATAACTGATGATGCTGACACAAAAGTTGATGTTACCGTAACATATATAGACCAAGATTGGAGCTAATATGAGTGGAATAGTTGGACAAGTAGGTGCTAGGTCAGGAATTGTAGGATCGACTACTAATAGCACACAGTTAGATTACGAAGAAGGAGATATTCCTAATCCACTCCAAGTAAGTGGAAGTGCAATCACTAATTATAGTAGTTTTACTACCGCACTCGCTTATTACATAAAAATAGGTAATGTCTGCCGAGTCTCTTATCTCATAAACAATGGTAATGTGGATATTGGGACTGGTGCAATGACACTTGATCTTCCTTTTACTGCACACAGCAAAAACTGGTCGCAAGCACGATTTACAAGTTATGTCGCAGGCAGTGGATGGAGTTATGATTGGAATTGTAGAATTTACAATGGATCATCAATCGTTGATTTATATGCTGGATCTAACGCTTCTGGAACTTTTAATTCTGCTGGTACTGGTAACAGAATAATGGATGTTGGCATGAGTTATATGATTGCATAAGTGAAAGAAAATTATCAAACATTTTTAACATCACAAAAAACACCAGGATGACCTTAGAAGAAGTCCAAAAAGAATCAGTTTTTATTAAAAACGAATTAGCTAAAGTTCCAGCATTAGAGGCGAGGCTACATCGTTTATTAGGTATGGAAGAAATTCTTTTATTACAAGAAAAAGATGAAAAAAAGCCAGAATTAAAAGTTGCTAACAAATAAAAATGGCACTTCAAAAAGCCCTGGTCCCTGTTGATATTGTTGCAGGATTAGACACAAAAACAGACGCTAAACTGACTGCAAAATTAACAGATTTGCAAAATGGCAGATACACCATTGGCAGCCAGATTTCTAAAAGATTAGGGTACACCTCAATGTCTCAAGATATTGCTGGGTCATCGTCACAATTAACAACGGGTGATGGATTGACATCTTTTCAAGATGAGTTATTAGAATTTAGTGGTTCAAAATTATATTCGTACTCTAACGGCATAACTAAATGGGTGGACCGTGGCAGCTATTTATCTTTAAAAGTAAACGCTACGGACGTAGTTAGAAACACCTCAGAAGTCAGAAACCAAGATAGTTGTATTGCGTCAGGATTAATCCTTTACGCCTGGGAACAATACGATTCAACGGGTAGCCTGGAAGGGGTGTATGCTTCCGTAGTAGATCAAACCAGCGGGGCGGTGCTGCAATCAGAAACACTAATTGACTCAACAGCAGTGAATCCACGTTGCGTGGGGATCGGTCCAAATCCAACGCTTGTATATGTGGATACCAGCAGCAGCCCTAATGTCGCAAAAGCGATTCAGGTTGATATTGACAGCCCAACCCAATTCAAAAGTGCTAACACTTTAGTTTCAGATGTAAAAGCAGCAGCTCCGTTTATTGATGTTGATCAGTATTCAACTGATCCCACAACAGGCAGCGCAGTGTTTGCTTACAATAATAATGCAAGCACTTCAATAGGTATCGGATTTATCACAAACGATGGACTCGCTGGCGGCCCAGGTAACGGTTTTACGGGCGTCACGGTTGTATCATCATGTGACGCCACAAACGGGATTGCAGTACATTCAGACAACGTAAATACAGCTGATGCACTGACTGATAGGGTCTATGTAGGTTATTACTCAACTGGATCCTCTCAGGGCCTGGTGCTTAAAAGATTTAATCCTGTTTTATCTGTTGAAGATACAGAAGTCATACAAGCCACCAGCACCCAAATTGATGGATGTAGTTTGTTAATGCGCCAGGATGGTGATTTGCAAATAACTTACACCCTTAATGCAACTAATACCTACGACCATAAAATTAGAACAGCAGTATATGACCCTGCAAGCAATGCAGTAACATCAGCAGCCGCTGACCTTAAACTGAGCGTAGGGTTAGCCAGCAAGATGTTTGAGTATTCATCTAAAATTTACATGATTGCGGTTCATGAAACAGACTTGCAGCCGACTTATTTTGTGATGGATACAACGGGTTTAATAGTTGCCAAAATGCTACCTGGAACAGCTGGCGGATTGCCGAATAAAACATTAATGCCATCCGTAGTTAGCGGATCGTCAGGTTTGTTTGAATTTGGCGGATTAGTTAGGACCAGGTTGGTATCAAAAAATAATGATTTATTTTCACTGGCTGGCATAAGTCGGATGGAATTAGATTTTACCAGCGTTGAGCGTTTTGAAGCTGCTGAACTAGGTGAAAATCTTCATGTCGGTGGCGGGTTTGTTTCTATCTACGACAGTCAGGAAATCGTAGAAATGAATTTTCATTTATATCCTGAAAACATTAGTAAGGTCGTAAATAATAGCGCCGGAAGTATTGCAGCCGGAGCCTATCAATATAAAGTCATCTGGTTTTGGACTGACGCCCGCGGCCAGATTCATAGAAGCACCCCGTCAGTAGCTGTATCAGCAACCACAACTGGCGGCAGCAGCACCGTGACGCTTACCATTCCAACGCTTAGGCTTACACAAAAAACTGGCGTCATTGCTGAAGTATATAGAACAACGGACACGGGAACGCTTTTCTATAAAGTCGGAAGCGTGGCAAACAGCACAAGTGCGGATTCAGTTAGCTTTGCAGATGCTGGCGCAATATCTGACACAAACCTGGTAGCAAAGGAATCTTTATATACTGATGGCGGCATCCTAGACAACAGCGCACCCCCTGCCAGCCTGGTAATCGCACCCTATAAAAATAGGCTTATTTGCGTAAGCTCGGAAAATCCAAAAAAACTTTTATTTAGTAAGGCGCGGCTGCCAAAAAACCCCGTGGAATTTACGGATACTTTTAGCATCACATTAAACAAAGCGCAGCGCGTTACAGCTCTGGCAGAGTTTGATCAAAAGTTGATTATTTTTGAACCAAATCAGATTTTTTACATCACTGGAAACGGGCCGACCAGCACGGGCGCACAGAATGATTTTAGTCAGCCAAATCTGGTGACGGGTGATGTCGGATGTCAAAACACAAACAGCCTGGTGCTAATGCCGCTTGGATTAATGTTTCAGAGCAAAAAAGGCATTTATCTGCTGAATCGTTCTCTGGAAACTATTTATATCGGTGCAGATGTCGAAGCCTACAATGATTTAACAATAACCTCGGCGGAACTGATCGAGGATGAAAATCAAATCCGATACCTTACCAGCGATGGCCGCGCACTAATCTACGATTATTTTTACGGCAAATGGTCAACCTGGACAAACCACGAGGGAAATGGCGCCACTATTTGGAACGCAACGGGTGACTATGTTTATCTGCGAACTGATGGCCGCATTTTCCAGCAATCCGCAACTAGCTACAAAGACGGTGATGATCCGATTGAAATGTCGATTACTACCAGCTGGATGAAAACGAACCAGGTGCAGGGCTTCCAGCGGATCCGCGCAGCCTACGTGCTAGGCGATTTCAGATCAGACCATACCCTTAAAATGGAAGTCGGACACAATTACACCGATTATTTTAACGAACAGCATACCTTTGACTACATATCTGATTTAGGTATTCAGGAATATGGCGATAGCTCGCCGTATGGATCCGAAGATTTTTATGGAACCAGCAACGGCGTAGCCGATGGCGTGTATCAATTTCGCGCTCACATGGGTAAACAAAAATGCCAGGCAATACGCTTCCGAATATCTGACATCGAAGAGGTGGACCCTGGACAGGCTTACAGTATCAGCAGCCTCATGCTTGAGGTCGGCATTAGAAACAACGGCATGAAATTGCCTCAGCAAAAACTGGTTTAAATGAATATGATCCCAACAATGTCAGAGGCGGATCTGCAACGCCTCGCGCAAATATTACAAGAACGTGGTGAGGGCCTGGCGGCGATCAACAGCGGTGAGGCGCAGCTGCTCAAAGCATTTGGCGGATCCGGCCAGGCTTTGCCAGGAACGCAAGGCATGGGACCAGCTGGCGGGCCGATTCGGAGTTATGCAGATCCTGCTTTAGATGATGACTATGACGCTACAACTGAGGAAGGGGTTGATGATCGTAGTGCTTCAGAAAAAGCGTATGACGCCGCTGTTCAGGGTTATGATTATGTTACTGGCAAACCATTATCTAGTGGCGGAGATAACGACAACAACAACCAACCACCGCCGCCGCCGCCTAAATACTATGACACGCTAGGAAACGAATACAGCACGCCGGAAGCCAGGGACGCGGCAAATGCTGAGATCAAAGTCGAGCAGGACACGCTGGCAGGGTCATTTACTGACCTTATGACTGATTCAAATTTTGAGGTCATGAAGGCAAAAGGCGAACTGCCGACCTTTCAATATTTGTCAGAGGATGATGTCAAAGCGGAGTTTGACAAGAAGCTAGGTATAGCAGCCGAGGAAGGCCGCACCGAAGTACCAAGACTTGCGGAGTTACTGAACCAATACCTGAATACAACAGATCCAGACACTGGCGAATACATCAATTTTGACAAAGCCTACCAGGATTATATTGATCAGATCACAGCAGAAAACGGCGGGGCGTTACCTTTTAATAGGCTTTCTGAGCCTACGATGCGTGCAATGTGGGAAACCGCGATGTCAAAGGCCCGCCGCAACGAAGCATTTGAACTGACGCCGCAAGAGGTTGCAAAATTTGAAAGGGATGCTCCACAAATTGGCGTGGTAGACGATGCAGCTGCTACAACCATGGGCGAAGTCGCAGATGCAGAAGCAGCAACAGTCGGAGAGGTTGCAGATCCTGGCGTTGTTAC